TGTGAATTCGCTAGTGAATGGGTTTAGTAAATGGTAAATTGGTGAAGCACTCATGGTGAACGGACAGAATCAACCGACGCAGAAAGAGCTGGCCGCGGCTCTGGATATGTCGCAGGCCAACGTGACCAAGCTGAAAAAGCAGGGCATGCCGGTCGATTCTGTGGCCTCTGCCCAGGCGTGGCGCGAGTCCCGCCAGAACGTGGCCGCCCGCAAGCCGGCGCCGCCCGGCCTGACGCTCGCGCCGGCCATTGATTCGGCGCCGATCTATCCGCCCAAGTCATTCGACGCGGCGCGCATGCCCGAGTACCGCGACCTGCCAGACGAAGACCACCAGGCCGCCCGCACCCGGCGCGAAATCGCCGAGGCCAACCTGGCCGAAATGCGCGAGGCCGAAGAACGCGGCAAGCTGATCCAGGTCTCCGCCGTCCGCGCCACCTGGACCGCCCGCATCGTCTCCGCCCGCGACGTGCTGCTCCAGATCCCCTCGCGCCTCGCCCCCGTGCTCGCCGCAGAAACCGACCCGACCACCGTATCCCTGCTGCTCGAAGACGAAATCGGCCGCGCCATGGACGAGCTCAGCCGCGAAGAGCCGGCCAAAACGCCATAAATCAACCGAAGGAAACCATATGAACCTTATTCCCACGTTTACTTACATCTTCCGCCGCTGGTGCGGTTCTGAAAACTGCCAAGCCCAGTTGATTTTGATCAACTCGAAAAATCGGCTGACCGCAAAGCAGTTACGCAAGCGTCTGGAAAATCTGACGCACTACAAGGCAGAGGAATTCGAAGAGGTGCACCAAGAAGTTGACACGGCGGCCACTTTTGACACATGGGAGTCAGGAATCGAGACTTTGGTACCTGCGGACATGGACTGGCCGGCCGTCAAAACCTACCGAGAGTGGTGGAAGGAAAAAATGTTGACGCCGACCGCGACGTACTAAGCCAACCCCATGGGCGCCCGCGACCTCCCCGCCGACCTCGACCGCACCGCCGCGGCCGCATCGGCCCTGTTCGCCGAATTCTTCCGCCGCCCCGCCGTCCAGACCGTCAGCCAGTGGGCCGACGCCAACCGCATGCTGTCTGGCAAGTCATCCAGCGAGCCCGGCCCCTGGCGCACCGACCGCACGCCCTACCTGCGCCAGATCATGGACGATCTATCGGCCCGCAGCACCGTGCAAGAGGTGGCCGTGATGTTTGCCGCGCAGCTCGGCAAGTCCGAGACCGGCAACAACTGGCTCGGCTACATCATCGACAACGAGCCCGGCCCCGTCATGTGCGTGCAGCCCACCACCGACATGGCCAAGCGATTCAGCCGCCAGCGCATCGCGCCCATGCTGGAAGAAACCCCCGCCCTGCGCCGCAAGGTGCGCGAAAACCGCAGCCGCGACGACGCCAACACCACCCTGATGAAAGACTTTGCCGGCGGCGTGCTGGTTGTGTCCGGTGCCAACAGCGCCGCCAGCCTGCGCTCCATGCCCGTGCGGTATCTGTTCCTGGACGAGACCGACGCTTACCCGCAAGACGTGGACGGCGAAGGCTCCCCCATCGTCCTGGCCGAAAAGCGCACCAGCACCTTTGCGCGGCGCAAGGTGCTGAAGACCAGCACGCCCACCATCAAGCACTTCAGCCAGATCGAGTCCAGCTACCTGCAAAGCAACGCCTGCATCTACCACGTACCCTGCCCGCATTGCGGCGAGATGCAGCCGCTGGAAATGGGCACCAAGGCCCCGCACGGCCTGCGCTGGGACAAGGACGAATCCGACCGCTACGTGGCCGGCACCGTGCGCTACGTCTGCGCGCACAACGGCTGCGAAATCCTGGAGCACCACAAGCCCGCCATGCTGGCCGGTGGCCGCTGGGTGCCCACCCGCACCAGCCAGCGCCCCGGCGTGCTCACCGGCTACCACCTGAATGCGCTCTATGCACCGTTAGGCTGGGTCACCTGGTCCGACATCGTTCACCAGTTCACCGAGGCCGTGCAAGCCACCCGCCAGGGCGACAACAGCCGCCTGAAGACCTTCACCAACACCGTGCTGGCCGAGACCTGGGAGGTTAAAGGCGAGGGCGGTGACGCCGCCGCCCTGGCCGCAAGGGCTGAGGATTACCCGCTGGGCACCGTGCCGCGCGGCGGCCTGATGCTGACCCAAGGCGTCGACGTGCAGCCCGACCGCCTGGAAGCCCGCGTCTGGGCCTGGGGCCGCGGCGAAGAATCCTGGCTCGTGGCCCGCCACATCATCTACGGCGACCCCAACCTCGACGAAGGCACCCCCGGCAGCCCGTGGACGCGCCTCACCGAAATCCGCCGCACCCCCATCGTCCACGCCAGCGGCGCCCAGATGCTGATCGAGGCCACCGCCATCGACACCGGCGGCCACAACACCAACGCCGTCTACGCCTACTGCCGCAACCACGCCCACGCCCAGGTGCTGGCCGTCAAAGGCGCCAGCACCTACGGCCGCCCGGTGATCGGCAAGCCCAGCCTCATCGACGTGAGCTGGCGCGGCAAGACCGTGCCGCGCAGCCTCAAGCTCTGGAGCATCGGCACCGACACCGCCAAGCACCTGCTGTACGGCCGCATGCGCATCACGCAAGTCGGACCCGGCTATATCCACCTGCCCAAGAGCCTGGTGCAGACGGACGAATTCGACCAGATGACCGCCGCGCGCCTGATGCCCGTGGTGGTGCAAGGCAAACAATCCCTACGCTGGATCACCCCCGGCGGCAAGCGCGAAGAAGCCGGCGACTGCCAGGTCTACGCCTACGCCGCCGCCTGCTACCTCGGCATCCAGACCTACCGCGACCCCGGCTGGGACCGCCGCGAGGCCAAATACGCGCCGCGCGAGCCGGACCTGTTTAGCCAGCCCGACCAGAACACCGAAAAAACAGATGCGCCCCGGCGCCAACCTGCCACAGACAGCTATAAAAAACGGAGTGAAACACAACCCGACGCCACGCCCGCACCAAAGGCCGCGCGCACCTTCAGCCGAGACTGGTAACGCCTTGCACTCCACCGTCATGACAAAGCCGCCCGCCCTAAAAGACCTGATCGCCGCAGAGCCCGATCTGGTGGACCGCATCTTCGATTACATCCTCAGCGAATTCCCACAGATCGCCGGCCAGCCGCCCGAGAAAATCGCCACCACCAAAGCCGCCGTGCGGGCAGAATTCAGGGGCGAGGAATGCTACATCGCCGCACGCCCCCCCACGGCCCGGCAGCAGCTCGTCACCCAGGTGCTGGCCCTGTTCAACGGCCGCAATGCCACCGAGGTGGCCCGGCGCCTGCAGATCAGCCGCGCCACCGTGTACCGGGTGCTCAAGCAGCCCGGAAGAAAAATTTCATGAAGCCATACCACATTTCAGCAATGCCGCAAAACCATATGTAGGTTTTGCGACACCACGGATCTGGAAATAATTAAAAATTCAACTATTGAAAGCAATCCATGGACATAAACCAAACCATTGATCAATACACGCTGAAGCGCCGCCAATCACTAAGGATGGCAATCGCGAGCGGAGGCTGGAATGAAGATGGAACATTGACGCTCGATTGCCCAATGCATGTGTCTGCTCAGTTTGAGCCAATGAAAAGCGTTTTATGCGAATGCATTTTTGATCCTGTTCGGCTTGAATTCAAAAGCGAATGCGGAGCAAAAGGATCAGTTACCACATTGTCTGACCAACTGACAAAAGTATTTGATGCAGACATTAAGAGAGATGCACGGCTAATTGAAGGCTCTATGCCAGCCAAAAAGCTGGCTGAAATGTTGGGGAAAATGCAATCAAAATTTCAATAAGTTTAACCTTAAAAAAGCTTGTAAATCATGGTAAATGATCAAAATCAATATAAACATCGGGCGGCCATCGCTGAAAAGCTTGGATTGATTACCGAGGAAGATTGGATTCTTCTTAGCGGCGCAACAGAAGGAACTGTTGAGGCCTGGAGAAAGCGCGGGCAAGGGCCTGAATACGTCCGAATCGGGAACCGTGTTTATTACCCGGAAACACTGCTGCAACAGCACATTGATCGTCTGTTAAGAAAAAAGGCGGACCTAAGAAAGCCAGACCTTTATCCAGACGGAGACGACTGAAACCGTCTCAATTTTCCGGGAAATGAGACACCCGAAGGCCTACCGTGAGCGCCTGCACGGCCCGCAACAGGCAGGCCAGCCCAACCAACCGCTCACGCCATGGCCTACACACAAACCGACCTCGACAACGTAAAAGCCGCCATTGCCAGCGGCGAACAATCCGTCGAAGTCGGCGGGCGCAAGGTCGTCTACCGCAGTGTCGAAGAACTGCGCAAGGCCCGCGACGACATCGCCACCGAGCTGGCCGGCGCGTCCAGCAGTGGCACCAGCGGCGTGCGCCGCGGCAGCTTCGCCGTTCGCTTCGCCACCGCACGCGGAGACTGATCGCCATGGCCAGCCTTGCCACCACCCTGATCGACCGCTTCATCGGTGCCCTCAACCCCAACGCCGGCATGCGCCGCCTGCGTGCCCGTGAAATGCTCACCCGCGCCTATGAAGGCGCCAGCCAGAAAGACGGCTGGCGTCCCCGCCGCGCCGGCGCCAGTGCCAACACCGACCACCTGGCCGACGGCGCCATCCTGCGCACCCGCGCCCGCGCCCTGGTGCAAAACGTGCCGTACATCGCCCGCGGCCTTGAAAGCCTGGTGGCCAACACCATAGGCACCGGCATCACCCCGCGCAGCCTGGCCACCAACGGCGACAAGATCGACGCCTTGTGGGCCCAATGGGCCAAAGTCGCCGATGCCGATGGCAAGTCCGACCTCTACGGCCTGCAAGCCATGGCCTACCGCGCCATGGAGCAAGACGGCGAAGTTCTCATTCGCCTGCGCGCCCGCCGTGTGGAAGACGGCCTGCCCGTGCCCCTGCAGATCCAGGTGCTCGAAATCGACTGGCT